ATGGCTAGACAACTTTTACGAGAATTTTTTGAATTAAAATGTGACGACAGAGGATGCCAAGATCTTTTAACAGAGGGTGAAAAAAGAATGATCACTCAAGGCTTTCTTGTTTTTCCTGCAAAATTACAGCAATGTAATGTAAGAAATGGCAATGGCAGAACTTATCCTCGCGATGTGTTAGAAAGAGAAGTTGAAAATTATCAAAAGTTGATTAGAGAAAATAGATCTATTGGTGAGTGTGATCATCCAGACGATTCAGTTATTAATCTTAAAAATGCATCTCATATAATCACTAGAATGTATTGGGATGGAGATAGCGTTTTAGGCACAATAAAAGTTCTTAAAACTCCTTCAGGAGATATATTAAGAGGTCTTTATGAAAGCGGTGTTTTGTTCGGCTTTTCCTCTAGAGCGATGGGCTCACTTCAAGAAGGCCGCGACGACGACGGCAAAACAATTCAAGTTGTGCAAGATGACTTGCAGTTAATTTGCTTTGATGCAGTTTCCGAACCTTCATCTCCTGGTGCATATGTTTTAGAGCCAAAATATGATCAAATCAAACTTAAAATGGCTGAAAATACAACAAAAAGCTTTTTTACTAAAGGCGATAGAATTAATCGTATTTTAAACGAAATTAAACTTTAAAGGTCAAAATGAAAAAATCACAATTAAAACATGTTATTAAACCTATAGTTAAGCAATGCTTGAATGAATTACTTATCGAGCAAGGCTTGTTGTCTAATATTATTTCAGAAGTTGTTAAAGGCATCCAGCCGATTCAACAACAGCCAACTCAACAGCCCTTAGCAGTCGTTGAACACCAAAAATTGTTACAGCAGCAGAGAATGGAACTGCAAGAGCAAAGACAACAAATGATAAAAGAAAATAAAAGAAAGCTTCTAGATGCTGCAGGTTTCGGTGTCGATGTGTTCAAAGGAACTAGTCCTATTCAAGAAGCTAGTGATCCTTCCAATGGAAAAGCAAGTGCGTTAAGCGGCATAGATTCAAGTGATCCTGGTGTCGATATTAATGGTATTATGGCCCTTGCTAATCGCGATTGGAGCAAAATGATTTAGAGGTTATTATGGGAAAAAAACGACCAGTTAATGTTAGTGTAAAACCACGTTATCGAGATGAGGCGCCAGAAAAATTAATCAAGCGCTTTATGAAAAAAGTGAAAAATGAGAGAATCATTGAAAAAACTTTAGAAAGAAGAAGGTTCATCAAGCCTTCTGTAAAACGCCGAAAAGAAAAAATTAGAAGAAAAAAATTACTTCAAAAGCTAAATCGGAAACAAAAGCAACTACTTGATGATAAATAGAAAAGCATTTTAGTTTAATTAATACTAATTAAGAATAGGTCAAGGGAGTTTTATATATGTCTTCATCCATGCTAGAGCAAGCAATTATTGACGCAAAAGAGTTAAAAGAGTCAGCACAAAAAAATGCTGAAGAAGCAATTGTTGAAAAATATCAATTAGAAATCAAAGAAGCTGTTGAGAAAATTTTAGAGCAAGAAGATCCTTTAGGTCTTGGCGGTGATCTCGGCGGGGGACTTGGCGATGATTTGGGTGGCGCACCAGGCGGAAAACCAGAATCAGCAAATCAACCGGAATCAGGTAAAGATCAAATTGACATGGTTCTTGAGCAGCTTCCTTTTTTACAAACAACCGATGATAATGAAGTTATTGAACTAGACTTGGGAAAACTTGAAGAGTCCTTAAACATTGTTAGTGAAGAAAATTTAAAAGACGAATTACAAGCTCTGTCTGAGATTGAACTTGACGAAGACCTTTTAGACGAGTATATGCTTGAGGAAGACGAAGAGGAAGACGAAGAGAAAGACGAAGAACAAGATATCAGCATGAATGATCCAGAGGTTGCCGCGGCACTAGATGATCAAATTCCAATTGATGAAGATCTTTTAGAAGAATATATGCTAGACGAAGAGTTCGAACTTGATGAAGATTTAGATGAGGCTATGGTTGATTTAAAGAAAGTACCAGATGACAAGCTAGCTGCTCTGGTTACAAAAGCACTGTCAGCTGACGACACTGTAGCCGAAGACCTCTCACTAGAAGAAATGATCGCTGAAGCCCTTGAAGAGATGCTTGGTGAGGAAGACGTTTTGGAAGAAGACGAAGATCTATTTGAGGTTGAGGATCTTGAGGAAGATGAAATCAAAAACCCAGGCAAATACATTGACGGTCCACGTAATGAAGCCGGCATTGATGATGATGGCGATGGAGTCCCAAATAAAGTCGATAAGGATTCAAAAGATGGCGCAGTTCAAGAATCCAAAAAACTCCAAAAAGAAAACAAAACTCTTATCAAAGAGCAAACAAGAATGAGCAGCAAAGTCCAGCTGCTTGAAAATAAACTTGACAAATATGGCACAGTCATTGATCAACTTAAACAAAAGTTGGATGAAAGCAACTTAGCAAGCGCTAAGTTATTATATCAAAACCGCGTTTTAGATAGCGACTCCTTGAATGAGCGACAGAAAGATAGAATTGTCGAAGCAATTAAAGATGCGGGAACCGTTGAAGAAGCCAAAATCATTTTTGAAACTCTTCAAAGTACAGTGGATACGACCGGAAAGTCTGGTCGCAAAAGAGAATCACTGGACGAAGTTGTTTATCGCGGATCTTCAGCCTTTATGCCTCTCAAAGAGGCAAAGCAAAAGGTATCCGATCCTTTTGTAGCGAGAATGCAAGCTCTCGCAGGACTTAAATAAATTGTTTATGTTAAACAAAAAGGAGATAAAAAACAATGTCTATTTTAGGTAAACTAACTGAAGGCGTCGTTCATCGTGACATGAAGAAGGAAGGTGCAGCACTGCTTAACAAGTGGGAGCAAACCGGTCTTCTTGAGGGTCTACAGGACGATGTTTCTAGAAATAATATGGCTCGTCTACTTGAGAACCAAGCCAAGCAGCTTCTTAAAGAGGCCGCATCAAGCATGGCTGGTGGTGATGTAGAGGGTTTCGCTGCTGTAGCGTTCCCAATCGTTCGTCGTGTATTCGGTGGACTTATTGCTAATGAATTGATCAGCGTTCAGCCTATGTCGCTTCCATCTGGTCTTATTTTCTTCCTCGACTTCCAGTTTGATGGTGCAAACCGTTTGGGATTCGGAGACGAGTCACTATATGGTGGTGGCGTTATTGGCGCAGAACTTACCGGTGGTGTAAACTTAGCTGGTTCTGAAGGCACCGGCGCAGGTCAGCTTTATAACCTAACGAACGGTTACTCGTCTGCAACCGGTAGTGCACCTGCTGATGACGTTGCAACAGTCGTTTGCTCTGGTACTCTTACTGCTGACGGCACAGTTAGCACAACCGTTGGTGATGGAAATAACTTTGGTGACTTAACCGCTGCCGAGGTTAATACTATACTGCGTTTCGACCCGGATTTAACTGAGGGATCGACTTTCGCAATTGCTGAACTTGACTTGTCGGCAACTCAGTTTCACTATGACAACTTGGTTGCAATCAGGCTGGCACAGTCTGCCTCCGGCGCAGGTGCTGACTCCGGTGCTATTCATGTTCGTCGTTTAACCGAGGTTAGCCGCAGCTTTGTTGATGGCTCTGAGGGTGATGGCAAGGTTCTTCGTGTTGTTGTTGTTAGCACTGGTTCACAAGCCGCTGCTGCAGCCGCGTGCCTAGACGGTGCCTATGAGTTCCCAATTGATGATAACTTCATCAATGCAACCGCACAAGGTCAAATTGGTGCCGTAGTTGGCGCAGATACTTTTGGATTAGAGGGTAACAGCGATATTCCAGAGATCAACCTAAAGGTCGATTCCATTTCGGTAACTGCAGTCACCAAAAAGCTCAAGGCTAAGTGGACTCCAGAATTAGGTCAAGACCTAAACGCTTACCATAACCTTGACGCAGAGGTCGAGCTTACTTCAATTCTCTCTGAGCAAATCGCTCTAGAGATTGATCGCGAGCTTCTAGAGGATCTAGTAAAAGGCGCTTCTGCAGCAACTTATTACTGGTCACGTAGCCCAGGTCTTTTTGTTAAGAAAGAGACTGGTGAAGAGGTTGGTGCTTCTTCAGCTGCTCCAGATTTCACTGGTACTGTTTCAGAGTGGTATGAGACACTTCTTGAGACAATCAATGACGTATCTGCACAGATCCACCGTAAGACACTACGTGGTGGCGCAAACTTTATTGTTACCTCGCCAGAGGTTGCGTCCATCCTAGAGATGACTTCCGGTTTCCGTGCTAATGTAACTGTTGAAGGTCCAAAAGGAACTGCTGGTCCTATGAACGTTGGTTCATTGAACAAGCGTTTAGACGTCCATGTTGATCCTTACTTCCCACGTAACCTCATTCTTGTTGGTCGTCGTGGTGGATCCTTCCTAGAGAGCGGATTTGTATACGCTCCATACGTGCCACTACAGGTCACTCCTACCATCTTCGGTGTGGAGGACTTCGTACCACGTAAGGGCGTCATGACCCGTTACGCGAAGAAGATGGTTCGACCAGATATGTACGGTCTAGTCATTTGTCGTGGACTCTTAGGTGAGGCAGGCGCAACAGCGTAAGCTTAACTTAAACTAAAATAGTTTAAACTTGACCCCGTGTTTCTTTTGAGGCATGGGGTCTTTTGTTTTGTGCTCAAACTACTTACTATACCCATGTTTTTGACATGATTAAAAATGGCGTGGAGCCAAGGGAGGGTTTTAAATTATGGGTTCAAAAAGAGTAGGTCTTGCCAGAGTGCAAGCATTAATTGAGAATTTAAAGAGAGAGTTGCAGTTAAACGGTTCGACACTTAAAGGTTCACTAAAGAAATTTACAACAGTTACTGCAGATACCACACTAGGTCTTGAAGACAGTGGTTCGACTATTTTAGTCAATCCAGCAGCCACAACATTGATTCAGCTTCCAGGAGTTACTGAAGTTCCAACTGGTTGGCATGTCACTATTGTTATTGATGAACAAGATGGTGGAACAATGGATCAAAAAGTCAATATTGGCACCAAATCCGGTGAGTTTTTCAATGGATTTCTTATCGCTTCTGACGGCGGTGGTAGCGTAAAAGCAGATCCAAGTTCAAATGATTTTATCACTTGCAGTACTAACTCCACATGTGGTGAAGTTTTTAACATTGTGAATGATGGAACATTCATGCACGTCACTGGAAATATTGTAGACGCCAGTGACACTCTGTTCGCTGACGCCGCAGGTTAATAAAATATAAAATACAAATTTCTATTTTGCCCCCTTCTACGGAAGGGGGTTTTTTTATATAAAAACAACTATTTATATAAAACAGGAGTTTTATTATGGGTAAGAAAAGAAGATTAATTAAAAAAAATAATAAATTTTCTAATAAGTTTTCCACTCATCCGATAGTTGTTAAGTTAAGCAAAACAACTGCGGAAGAGAAAGTTGAGATAACAAATAATAGCACTGATACAGCAAACAACACAGAACAAACAACTTTAACCAAAGGAAACAACATGAGTAATAAAAGAAATCAGCATAAGGCAGAACTCTTAAAGCAACAAGAAGCAGCTGGTTTAGCAGAACAAGCAAGAATCGCAGCTGAAGTAGAGGAAGCGGCCGGAACAAAAGCACAGAAGCAAAGCAAGACTAAGACTACTGTTGAAAAAAAGCCGGCTACCACACCGAAAAGGCAAAAAAGAAAAACAACTGCCAAGAAAACAACCAAAACAGTCAAAGCATCTGACTAGTAAGCCGTTTAAAATGTCTCCTACTAATTATAAGGAGGAGATCTAATAAATGGCAACACCCACACTAACACCGGTATCACAAACAAGCGCAGTAGTATTGCCCAGTGGAAGTGTAGCTTCTGAAGCAGCTGCAGCTGA